TAAAGAACGGTAAGTCTCTACAGTTTATCTTCACAGGTCGTATGACCGCCGATTACCATGAACCCGGCACACCAATCCTCGGTTCAGGTGATCCACCAGTAGCAGAGAAGACAATCGTATGTGATGACCTACTCGTTAGCTCAGCTTTCGTGTATGATTTAGACGAGACTCTTGCTCACTACTCACTTAGATCTGAAATCTCTGCTAAGATTGGTCATGCATTAGCAGAAGCATATGATAAGAAAGTCTTCCGTACAATCGCACTTGCAGCACGTGAAGCTCATCCTATCACAGCAGCTCCCGGTCCAGAACCCGGTGGTTCAGTAATTCAAATTGGTTCAGGTAACCAGTATGATGCACAGAAATTAGTAGATGCATTCTTTGAAGCAGCTGCTATACTTGACGAGAAAAATCTACCTAAGTCTGGTAGATCAGCGGTTCTAAACCCACGTCAATACTACGCACTGATCTCTCAAGTGGATTCTAACATCCTTAACAGAGACTTCGGTAACAGCCAAGGTAACTTAAACTCTGGTGAAGGTCTTGTATCTATTGCAGGTATCGACATCAAGCGTTCTAACAACCTACCTTTCCAAGCTGGTACTATCTCAGCTGTTAACGGTGAGAACAATGACTACGCTGGTGCATTCGCTAACCATGCAGGTCTTATCTATCAGAAAGACGCTGCTGCATGTGTAGAAGCTATCGGTCCTCAGGTTCAAACCACAGGTAATGACATAAAGACAATGTACCAAGGTGATATAATCGTTGGTCGTCTTGCTATGGGCTGTGGTACATTAAACCCTGCTGCTGCAATCGAAATCCAAACCGCATAGGTGAGGTAACATGCCAAGAGCACATCCGATTACTGGTATCCGTGGTCTTACATCTAAGACATGGTTTAACCAGCCCCCAGTTGAATGGGGCAGAGCAGACGGTGCTGTAGCTACTATAGCTTTAGGCAGTGCCACAGGTGATAATGGTACTAGCGGTGCTGGCTCAAGTGTTGATGCTGCAGCTACTGCAACAGATGGTAACGGTTCAGGTCTCAAAGTAGACCTAGCCGTTGGCAGTGATGTAGTAACTGGTATCACAGTTGATGCTGGTGCTGACAACGATGGTGACGGTTACCGTATTGGTGACAAGATTACTATTACAGCAGCTAATGCTAGTACAGCATCAGACGTAGTTGGATACGTCACATCCCTTGAATACGAGAACTAAGCAATGACAAATGCAACCGTATTAGCACAGGGTAACACAGACGCTACACCAAACGAAGGTCAAGGTGTTGCTGGTCCTACAGGTCCAGTCCCTAGAACCACAAGTGCGGCTGTAGCTGCTGGTAACGCTCTACCTTTAGCAACAGTAACTGGTACACTTGCAGCTGGTAATAAGTATGCAACTAACAGTACTGGTACACTTAAAGGTACAGCTATCAGACACTCTGTAGCTAAAACAAAGAGCGGTGTAACAGCCGCCTCTGAGGTCTACTCAGAAACAATGGCTTTCCGTACAGCTTATGCTGGTCAGGAAGCAGATAGCCCAGCTATCAATGAAGCAAGCGGTGACGCTAACCGTGCTGCTTAACTATAAGGGGGACTTCGGTTCCCTTTTTTTTATTAACAAAAATTATTATGCCTATACCTACCACTAATGCAACACAAGAATTACCTGCTGTTAATCAAATACTCGCATCAGTAGGTCAGGCTCCTGTAACTACATTAGATCAAACCAACCCAGACGTTGCGATTGCATATGATACATTGTTACAGGTATCAAAAGAAGTACAAGCAGAAGGCTGGACTTTCAACCAAGAGTTTGAATACGAAATAGTAACCGATAATAATAAAGAATACCAAATACCTAACAACATGTTACAAGTAGATTTTTCTGAATCTTATAAAGGTAACATAGATCCTGTTAGACGTAGTGGTAAATTATATGATAGATATAATCATACTTATGAACTAGGAGATACAGTAGGTGATGAATTTAAAGTTGATGTGGTTTGGTTTTTTGATTGGATTGACCTTCCTGCACCTGTACAAAACTACATTGTCGCCAAAGCAGCAACCATTGCAGCTCAACGAATCATTGGCGATCCACAATTAATCCAAACATTACAACAACGTGAAGCATTGGCTAGAGCTAACGCACTAGAGTACGAATGCAATCAAGGTGACTTTACTATCTTTGGACACCCAGAAGGTAATAGACATTACACCAGTTATAAACCTTATACAGCTTTACAACGCTAATGGCAAGTGTTACACAACGTGTCCCGAATTATTTAGGTGGGGTATCTAAGCAACCAGATGATAAGAAGTTTCCGGGTCAAGTTCGTGAAGCTCTTAACGCTTACCCTGATCCTACATTTGGTCTACAGAAAAGACCCGGACTTAAATTTCTAACAGTTTTAAAAGATAGTGGTGGTACTGCATATAATGATACTGATTTAGATAATGCTAAGTGGTTCTATATACATCGTGATAATGATGAGAAATATATAGGGTGTATTGTAGGTGCATCAAGTTCTCCTTATGGAGAGGTACATGTATGGAATGCAGCAACTAATGTTAAGTCTACCATTACTTACTCAGGTAGTTCTAGAGACTACCTTACAGCTATATCAAAGAATGATTATCATGTACTTACTGTACAGGATACATCTATCATTACTAACAAACAGAAAGCTGTAACAGTACAAGCAGCTAATTCTTTCAATGCTAAACGTCAAGCTACTATAAGATTACGTGGTGTTGATAATAGTGCAGATTATAGAGTATATATAACTGTAGGTGGTACTGTATATGATCCAGTATACACTTCAGATTCAACAGCCACAGCTGCTGAGATTTTAACAAATTTAAAAACACAGATTGATGCTGAAAGTATATCCAACCTAACTGTCACTAAACTCAACGGTTCACTTGAACTGACTCATTCTTCTGCTGCCTTTACAGTAACAACTCAAGGTGGTTTGAATGGTCAACAGTTGAGTAGTTACGGAGACCAAGTTAATACAGTAGCAGATTTACCTACAGAAGCAGTTCATGGTAGGGTTGTAAAGATCATTAATACCTCTAGTAATGCTGATGACTACTACGCTAAGTTTGTAGCTGACGCTGGCTCTGGTAATGGTGAAGGATATTGGGAAGAAACCTTAGGACATGGCATGTCTCCGGGTTTGACAGCAGCTACAATGCCACATGAATTAGTTAATACTGGTACCAACGCTTTTACTTTTAGACCTATTACTTGGACTGACAGATTAGTAGGTGATGATACCACTAACTCACACCCTTCATTTAATGGTAAAAAGATACAACAAGCTTTCTTTTATAACAACAGACTAGGATTTTTATCAGAAGATAATGTATCTATGAGTCAGTCTGGAGAGTTCTATAATCTATACCATATAACAGCTCAGACAGTTAGTGCCTCTGATCCAGTTGACCTTAACTGTTCTAGTATTAGACCAGCTGTGTTACATGGTATTATACCAGTAGCATCAGGTTTGATTCTATTTTCTGAGAACCAGCAGTTTATTATGTATGCTGCTGATGGTAACCTATCACCACAGACTGCTATTATACGTGGACTCTCTAACTATGAGATGGACACTAATATAGACCCTGTAGATGTAGGTACCAATATAAACTTTGTTAGTAAGACACCAGCCTATACCAGAGTGTTTGGGCTTACACCAAGGGGTGAAGGACAGATACCAGAGGTAACTAATTTAGGTAAAGTAGTAGATGAATATATACCACAGACTGTTGATAATTTAATTGCTAGTCCACAGAACTCATTTATAGCACTATATGGATCAGCATTAGATACTGTATATTTCTACAGAACACATGCTGAAGGCAATCAACAGGTCTTACAGGCATGGTACAGTTGGAAATTTCCGGGTAATATATTAGATCTAGTAGTAGATTCTGATGTATTATATAGTGTGGTTAAGGTTGGTTCAGGCTCATCAGCTAGGTACAATCTACTTACATCTAACTTAAGTGCTACACTTGAGGATGAAGCTATGGTTACCAGTGATGGTACTAAGATCAATCCATACATGGACTTCTATTGTAAGGCTACTAATGGCTTAGCAGGTGGTTCAGAGAAGAAAGTTGTATTTGATAGTACAAATAACTATAGTAAATGCTATATACCATACTCTGATATAACCACAGCTGCACCAATTATTGCTATTTCAGGTGATGCTGCTAGTAACTATAGTACAATCGTTCAGTCTGGTTTTACCATGAAAGCTGAACGTGGCTCAGATAGTGATGGTACATTCTTTAAAGCAGATAATATAGACCTATCAGGTCAGGCTGATAACGTTATTGTAGGGTATACATTCGACTATGATATTACATTACCTAAGACATACTTCCAGTTAGATAAAGGTATAGCAGACTACACGTCTGTTTTAACTATATCTAGAATGAAGTTCTCAGTAGGTAGATCTAGTACACTAGGTTTTAAACTAACATCTAATGGACTTCGGAATCAATCATATGATTTCTCTGCTTTAACAGATGGCAGCAGAACAGAGTTCAGCTTACCATTTGATATAGAAGATAAAGATGATATTA